TAAAAATCGTTCTTGTTTGTCTGATTGGTCTCGACCTTTATAACCCATCCATTCTAATAAATTTTGAGTTAAAATTATAGGTCGATTTTCAACCCTTCCAACCCCCCCCCCTGGGGGGGGGTTAACTTTGGAGAGCGGATACCATAAATCTTGGAACCAATCTGATGTTAAATCTAAGGCTAACTTCTCCTTTGCGCTGAAGGTGAAAATATCGATGAGTCCAGAGTTGTTTTCATACTTTGTGGTATAAACGAACCTATTTATTGCGTCTCTCAAAATTTTTTTATTTTTATCCTTTCGAGAACCATTAAGTAGGTCCATTATTCCTGGTTCTGAGAGGACCACAACGCGTCCATCGTGGTACGAAAGAGTTTTAAGGCCAAACTCTCCTAAGAAGATGGGGGGTTTGTAACCATCCAACCAAGAAGGTGGAACTAAAGCATTACTTTGTTCTTCGAGTAAAATTTTTAGTTCTTTTTTGTGGTCGTTCGAAACCAAATTTTGAAGAATATCTTTAACGTCCTTTATATCCATAATCTCACATACGTCTTTTCCGAAAAAGTAGGGGTCTGAAGCAGTCCCACAGACTCGAATGGTATATTCTTTGTTGTCGTCGGTGACGACGACAATAGTAGATTGTTTGGTAGCCATTTATATTCTTTTTTTCCCAAAATATTTTATTTTTAATGACTAAAAGTCATTAAAAACCTTTAGTATGCTTTTTGGTAGGTTAAGTAGCATACTTTGGAAGAATTTGGTTTACCGATAGTATAAGGTGGAATCTCTCCTATTTCATTAGTATCTTTTATTTTGGATGCTTCGACCATTACATTCTTAACAAAAGTTTGAAAATCCGAAAGGGTGTAGCTACCATCAAACCGTTTGAACGGTATACCGTTCACATAAAATACGATAAATGGCACATGTTGGAGTGGTGTAGTCGTCTTTTGGGATAGTTGTATAATATTTGTGGAATCTGGGTCGTACACGTTAACCATACACACTTGAATAGTCGAATTACCCACCAAACTCAATAGTATAGGTTTTACAATGCGACATTGATCACATTCGTCCGTATAAAACATAACTATGCTAAATTTTCCCTCTATTGTATGAGTTAAATGTGTCACTTTACCGGTGTCTACCAACTCAAAATCTTCCTCTTCGAGTATAAGTAGACCTTTGGCTGAATTTGTGCTTGTCATTTATTACTTTGTAAAACTAGAGAATTTTTGCGATAGTTTATTGAACCTGAGAAAATGATCTTGTCTGTCTGCTATATCTCGACCTTTGTAACCCATCCATTCTAATAGATTTTGAGTTAAAATTATAGGTCGACTTTCAACCTTTTTCAGCCGGGCTGAACTTTGGAGAGCGGATACCATAAATCTTGGAACCAATCTGATGTTAAATCTAAGGCTAACTTCTCCTTTGCGATGAAGGTGAAAATATCGATGAGTCCAGAGTTGTTTTCATACTTTGTGGTATAAATGAACCTATTTACGGCTTCTAAGATTTTTTTCTTATTTTTATCCTTTCGAGAACCATTAACTAGTTGATGCAGTCCTGGTTCTGAGAGGACCACAACGCGTCCATCATGGTACGAAAGAGTTTTAAGGCCAAACTCTCCTAAGAAGATGGGGGGTTTGTAACCATCCAACAGAAGGTGGAACTAAAGCATTACTTTGTTCTTCGAGTAAAATTTTTAGTTCTTTTTTGTGGTCGTTCGAAACCAAATTTTTGAAGAATATCTTTAACGTCCTTTATATCCATAAATCTCACACACGTCTTTTCTTTTATGGTAGCTCTTCTCATAAATTTGCTGGCATTTATTGGTAAACACTGTACAATTTGCACTTTGGTAGTCAAATAACTGATATAATAAATAATGAATCAAACTAAATGTTTAGAATGGCATCGACAACCTTTAATAAACCCTATTACTGGTCGAAACATAAAAAGGGGAGGTCCAACTTATAGAGGATTGGAAGCTAAATGTGGGCCGCCTAGTAGAAGGTCGCCTTCACCTTCACCTTCAAGAAGGAGAGGGAGGTCGCCTTCACCTTCAAGAAGGAGAGGGAGGTCGCCTTCACCTTCACCTTCAAGAAGGAGAGGGAGGTCGCCTTCACCTTCACCTTCAAGAAGGAGAGGGAGGTCGCCTTCACCACAACAAAGAACACCAATTTATTGCGGAAATAATGCTAAGGATAGAGGATTAATAGATGGAAGTAAGATTATGGGTACCAGGTACCAATGTTTAAAAAAAGGTATAGGACAAGGTTTAAGAGAACCAATTTTAGAATTTAATGATGAATACGAAGCTATAGATACAACAAAAATATTTTGCGGTAATGGAGATGTTTTACCTCAAAATAAAGATAAACTTGGAACACGGGTTGAATGTCTTCGAAAAGGTTTCGCTGTAGGACAAAAACAAAAGTACGATCGAGAAGGTATACAGCAGACCCCAATCGTAGTACAAGACCGTGGTTGGTACAAACTATTTTTGCCAGCAGCATTAGGTCCAGTCGCAGGTGTTGGTCGACGATAAAGTTTAAGGTTAACCCGCGTTAGGTCTGAAAGGCTTACCTTTGAGTTCCGAAGGCGTGAAGAGTAATGAGTTTTAATGCTTTAAACAAGCATTAAAACTTAAAGAGTGCAATAATTTTCAATAAATGGTTTGCTAGGATTATAAAAACCATGGTTAATAGCGTGGTTTAATAATGCTTTATTAATAATTGAAAAATTGTCCGTATGACCTATATCGTCGCAGATAACATGTGCCAATTCGTGGAGGACGACAAACATTAAAGTATTTTTGTCGTAATATTTTCCACTTCGTGGTTCTTTTGTGCACAAATGAATAATTTTTTTATTTATTGTATAAGATTCGTTGTCTTCGACCATAACTAAATTTTTTAAAATATTGATATTATTTAAAGGTTCCAATGGACCAACAAATTTACCGGGTTTACGATAATGGAACAAAACAACCAAATCTTTATAAATTTCTTCTATAATAAATTTTTTTTGAAAAGGTGGTGCAGTGTAATCATTATTTAACTGATCTCTAATTTTGAGTATAAGAATACCCAATAAAACTCCACATACAACTACGTATACCATTTATTACTTGAGTTTTCAATATTTAAAAGTGCAGTTGGTTTTAACCCTTTCGAAAATATTTTATTTTTAATGAGTAAAAGTCTTCTATTTTTAATAGACCTGTGTCATTAAAAATTATTAAAATAGATCTTCTTCTTCTTCTTCATATTCATCCTCTATTTGTTTTTTAGACTTGATCCATATGTTGATTTTATCCTTATCCTTGGACCCAATGTTTGTTTCAAATATTAAAGGCTGATCGGGGTTAATGTATACCCTCATAGTGCTGTTGAATTTAGTAAATTTTTTTAATTTTGAAAAATATTCTGCTTTAAATTCACCTTCAAACGAAAGAATAGAATTTGGATTGTCGACATCTTTTATGATTATCCGACTCTTTTCAGATTCAAAAGAAATTTCGGGTACATTTTCAACAGTTTTAATGGTCATATTATACTTTCCACTAATTGATCGACAAAATTCCAAAAAATCACCAGACTTTATATTTAATGGTTGAACTTGATCTAAAACAATAGGTAAATTGTAAAACTGGGTTTCCTTCATAGTTATCTTTTTTTCAAATTCGATTGTTTTTTTGGTTACTTTTATCTTTAATTCCCGTTCCTTTTTAATGGGCAATTCAATCGTATCAACACTTGTAATATTTTTTAAATGTTCCTTTTTAATGGACAATTCAATCGTATCAACACTTGTAATATTTTTTAAATTATCCTTCATACTTTTAACATTTAAGGTGAAAATACACTCTTTTTCACACTTGTATTCTAAGAAAAATGTATGGGAGAAAGAGGCCATAGTATGAATACTTTTGTCGAAAGTTGTGTACACGTATAGACCAATTTTCTTAATATCCAAACATACTTCCGTGATACCTATTTGACCATAAAGATCAAATACATTTTTAAAGTTAGATATACCTTTGTTTAGCTTGCATGAAAACATTTTATTTACTGGACTCTTTTCTTATAAATTGAAAGTTTAACATTTTATGCTCAATACAAACCTAATTTATAGAAAAATAAAAATGATTTTATGGTTAATTTTATCCAAAGAATAAATGTTTGTCAATAAAGATAAAAATATGATCTGGACTAACCATTACAATTCTATCGAAAAGTATACTTTAACCAATACAATTGATAAACTAAAAAAACTCAATGATACGCTTCAAAAAGAGAAAATTGCTCTTGAAATTCGACTTGCTGTAGCCGAATCAAAGATATCGACGCTACTCAAGACAAAAGAAGAATACCTAACGGTTAACCTACCACAAGAAATCGATAATCTAGTAAATATGGTCGATGATGGCTTAAAACAAAAACTTTCTACACGTCTCGAAAAATATATGGCTACATCGACCTGTATTGTTTGTAACGAGCGTATGAGAACATGCATGTATATTAACTGTAGACATCTAGTTGTATGCTCGAATTGCGCCACAAAAATGGACAGCAGATGCCCTGTGTGTAGGATAGAGTCAAAGATAACTTCTGTGTACGTTTGAAAAAGGTTTAATTTTAACCTTATAAAGGTTAAAATTAATATTTATATTCCAAAAATTTTTTAATTGGGCAACAACAAACCATAAAACCAACCATTGTTTACATTTAAAATTAAAATATCGATTTGAGGTTCTTTTCTTCCAATAGAAAACGTTTCGATTGTATTAGAGTTAAATAGAGCCACGTTTACCAATGTTTCTTCCAAAACAACTTTCAAACCAAGGTAAGATTCGGCCTTTTCTACTATTTGTTCTAAAGAGGATACAATTAAGCACAATCTCGATTCGTATACTCCAAATAATTCTTTAATAAAATAAAGTGTATTTGACCTCAAGTATTGTAGATTTTTTGTTGTTAAAATATTTAATACATAAGGTTCTCTAGTCCTCTCAAAATATTCTTTTCGTGTTAGAGCGAGTTGTGCTGGGTATTCAACCGTAAAATTTGTATCATCGTTGTAAAAATTTCTATAAAGATTGGTTGAATATAACCCCAGATTCATAGGAGAGATTAGACCCAAATTATACTTGATTCTATCTTGAAGTTGGGTTGAACTAAAAATAAACTTGTTGTCAACCATTAATTCCTTTAAATTAAATATAGGCTTAATTTCAACACCAGAATAAGTAAAATTTTCTACAACTCTTGTGCTTGTTTTGATCCATTCGTCTACGCTATCTCCGGTTTCCAAATAAAAGTTGCTGTAAGCATAACAGGAGGCCCATAGGATATACTCGGCCAATTTTTTTAGTCTTTGAAATTTTTTATATGGGCTAATGTGACCCTGTGTTTCCACTGTTAATTTGGAAAGGTATAACTCACACCATTGAAAGGTTTCTGAAATGTTTTTAGTTTGCTGAAGGTTCAAACGACTATTAACTTCAATAAAATACTCCAACGATTTTATTGGTAATTTTAAACATGGTAATGGATCAAATTGACCAACAAAATTGTTTCCAACGTTACCGAATTCTACAAGTCTAGTTTGTCCATATTTATCGATATATTGGCTGAGTGGTTGTACACCGCCATCGGTGACAATTTTACCGTTTCCCAACACTTTTTCCCATGGATACACGCTAAACGAATCGTGATAATTTTGAAGGTTTTCAAAACCTTTATTATCAATATTATAAAGAGTATACCTGAATCTATCCTTAAGTAGAGAAAACATTTTTTTAACTGGAGCATCACCTCTTTCAAACAAAAAAATGGGAGTTTTCCCCGATCTATTTAGATAGTTTAAGGTCTCTTCGTCCACAATTAGCTCTGTGTGTTGTTGTTCTTCGTGTTCAAGTAGAAATATAACCTGTTTTTTCAATGGACAAATAAACTTTAGAAATTTATTTGGGTATTCACTAAAGTCATCTTTATCCTTTGAAAATAGAATAAATGATATCTGATAGTAATCCTCCAAGGCACCTTTAAAATATCTCGGACTTATATAAGTGTTTGGATCCATTAACTTTTGTGAAATTTCATCTGGAGTTAAATGGTTGAGTTCACCTTTGCACAACTCTGTTCTTTGGGCTAATTCCGACCGAATTGTTTGAGATGTATTTCGGTTACCGCTAATCATACTTAAAATATCCAAACAACTGTTTGGAGTTAATGGTGAACCATATCTATAAAATTTGTATCCTATGGAGTATAAAAAAAGATTATTAATTTTAGGAGGCAATACACCTATTCTTTTTGGAGATAATATTTTTAAGGTTTTTCCAACCTCTCCCGAATTTATTCGTTGACTGTAGACTTCTTGGTTGTGATACAGCTTAAAATTTTTACTCTTGTTTTGTGGTTTTTGATAACAACACGGTACAAATGGAAATATATCTTTATTTTTTAAAGTTCGGTTCTCCCTTAACCCGGGGTATTTGTAATCTGGGTAAGGACATTTGTAAAATTTAGGTTCTGATTCTCCATAAATTGGAAATTTTAAAACAAGCTCATTTTCTACCATTTCAGACTCTTTATCGACTATTACAGGTGGTTTATTGCATAACCTGGTATAGTTGGATACAAAAATTTCTGGAACGAGTGTTTTAAGCATAGTTTCTTTATCGTTTAAAATTTCTTCTGTAGGTTTTAATTCAACCTTTAAATTCGATATGTATTTTTGATAATATTTTAAGATTGGTTCAACCTTGGATTTTGAATATTCTAAAATTTTGTTAACAATAGCCACTCCCTCATTTATTTGATTTTGAAGGTTATTGCCACCAATTAATTTTTTAATTCTTACTAGAGTGCCGACGGTATCTGGTTTTTCAAACAGCGTCACTCCGACGTGGTCACTTGTACTTTTATTTTTACCTTTTAGAAAAATATTTAAATTATTTTTTCTGGTGTTGATTAAAGCACTTTCGTTAATATATGTTATAGAGTATACGTTGGGGTCGTTTGTGGCCAATTCTTTTAAAACAAGCGTTGGTATTGAAATTGATGCCGAATAAGAACCATAATACAAATCTTTCTCTTGTCTTGTGCTATAAGCTTCATTGCTACCAATATTTAAAATTATTTCTTTTATTAAATTTTTAAAGGTCTTGGAGACCGTAGATTCTTGATTAATTACAGTTTCGATCGAAAAGGTTATTGTATCCTCTTTAACAAACACATTAATCATTTTGTACTTTAGACGTTGATGGGGGTTAATAACCATAATTCTAACGATATCCGATGCTTTAATTTTTCGACTCAACAACTTGTCTTGTTTTAGGTACTCATCTATGCCATGTACAAACTCGGGATTATATTTAACCATTTCTTGATAAAAACAACCTATCACAACGTTGTTTAATTTAATACTGTCAAAAACCATTAATTCGTTGTAATTATTTAAATTTTGGATTTCGGTTTGATGATTAATTTTATTCATAACAAACGATGTAAAATTAAAGGTTGGATTAACCTTGGACCACGCATTAATAGTTTGAATTTTTTTCTTGTTTGTGGTTACATTTTGCCTAATTAAATCTTCAAATTCTTGTATTATCGATACTCGATTTCTCCATACATTTTCATCAAGACTCCCAAATTCGGTTTCAAGTCCAAGAAAAGCATAATTTATAGCCATATCTGGTTGATTTCCGAAATCGTCAATGGTCGTTTGAACCTTTGAAACGATATAAAATTTTTTTAATTGTTCAGGATCGTTTTCAACCTGTTTTTTGATGTCTTCCAATTTAAGGTTTTCATCACCCATTTTAATTGATTTGTTTTCCAGAAAAAAAATAGGTTTAATGGTATAGTTTCCACCATCTTTGATTTCCAAAGAAGAAGGTAAAAATTGAGGTAACGTATTGAGTTCGACCGATATTTTTCCCTTTAGACTGTCTAAGGTGTCGTCTGAACTTAATACAACTTTTTTATTGTTCACAGTAAACATTTATTTATTCTGTATTCCAATCGACGACAGCTGTTCAATTTTTTTTTGAATCTCTGACTTTCAGAGTCACACTCACAGCGTTTGAAAACATAATTTTTAATGCTTATTTAAAGCATTAAAAATTAATTAATTTAAAGATCGGTTTGTGGTTCTTTGTCATCACCATTTTCAATACTTAAAGTTTCAAATGGTGGTAGAAAGTTATCTGAAAACACGGATGAAAACAATCCACTTAAAGGACTATTTTCACCATTGGAAAATAGAGTTCCAACCTTTCCGACCAAAGCCATAAATTGAACCATATTAAAGTTGTTGATATCAATCTCTTCTACAGCGTCAATTAAAGCCATAGTTTTCTCGTTGTCCTCCTTATCGGCTATGACTTCTCTAGCCTTTGAACACGCTACCTTAACGACGATAGAAATGTCCAAGTTTTGTTTCTGAAAGTCGGAAAACAAGTCTTTCGCGATCGTCATTTGTTCTTCTCTACTCAGATCGGGGGAAAATTTTCCTTTCAAGTCCTTAAAAATTTTATCGATATAAAGCTCTTCGGGACTTTTATTTTCGCTGTTGTTTAAAATAATCCAAATATGGTTCAAATGATCCTTAATAACTTCCTGATTGTCTTCATCGGTTTCGTGAAAGATTGTATAAAAATCAAAGGAGAAGGAACCATTATCAGACGTGTATGCGATAGAATGGTTAGAAAGATGATCAAAATCACCTTTAACCAAACATTCTTTATTGTTGTCAAAGAAGACCTTAAAACCGTTTACAAGTTTATTGTACGATTTGACCTTTGTTTCGTCTATTCGTTTGACAATGGTATAAAAGTCTGTAAAATTTTTAGAGTTTGCAACCGAAGATAAATCCTCCATAAAATTTTTAATAGATTCCAACAAAGTAATGTTGACGCTTTCGCTATTTTGGGCCATTTTGTTAACTTGCTTTTATTTAGGTTATTTATTCTTATGTTTAACAAAATTTTTAGTTTAAAGGCCGTTTGCCTCCATTAGCCTAAAAATAAATAAAATGAAAATTAAAGATAAAAAAACCATAAAAATAAACATGACTGAAACATTTGAAAACAGCCTTAAAAAATACTTTAAGAAACAAAAAAACATCGATTACATTTTGAAGAAGACGGAAGGTCCTAATCAAGCATCAAAAATTTATGAAATATTATGCTTACTGTCTGACCCTAAGAATGAAAACATGAAAAATAAGTTGATGGTGGCTATATCCTTTATAAAAAAAAATAACCTGGGATGGTCACATCCTACCTTTGAAAAAGAAAAATTACGTGAAGAGGAAGAAAACAACTTTATGGTTTGTCCGTATGAGATATCTGATGGGGTATTGCAGTGCCACAAGTGCAAGTGTAGAAAAATTTTTTCGTTTTCCAAGCAGACCAGGTCAATTGACGAACCTATGACCGTGTTTGCGTTGTGTTCAGAGTGTGGTAATAAGTGGTGCGAAGGATCATAACTGTGGAATGAAAAGATAAAATTTTAATAACATTGATTGTCGTTAAAATTTCTTAAATTAAAAATTGAAATTTAAGATGAAATAAATCATAAAACAAAACTATTACAATGGGTATGGACGCAGAGATTTATGTCGACGATGAGTGTGTTGATGCTTACAAGTGTAAACATGCTTGGAATGAAATTATAAATGTTGAGGAAAGACCGACCATAACAGTAAGCTGCTATTACGAAGGTTATGATGAGCAGAGACTATATGTTTATATAAGAAACATTACAAATGGAAAAGTTAGTACCAAGGTGTACAATGGTAAACATATTAAACACACAATTAATTTAACAGATTATGGTTCTGAAAACCTTGAAATTTATGTTTGTTTGAAAGGAAAACAATATGCTAATATGGGACCATTTTTTAAAACAGAACCACCGAAATGGTATATAAACACCATTGAAGCTGAAAATATAAGGAAATGCCCTCATTCGTACTTAAGGTCGGGATTTGAGGTATTCGACTTTATCGGAGCATTTATGAAAATACAAGACGGGAGATTTCACTTTGAAAGTCCGACTATAGACAAAAAAATGTTTTCCAGTCAGAAATTGAAAAAAATAAATCAAACATTTTTGATTTGGCAAAATACCGATTACTATACCGCAAACAATTTACCTCCGATGGTCGAATTTGCCCATGAATTTTTAAAATATTGGAACGAGACGTAATTTAATATATCCAAAATTACATTTTGCTTTAATGGTTTGATAAACCATTAAAGTAAAAAAGTGGATTAATGGTTTAATAAACCACTAAGAATCTACTAATTAAAATTTTTTCTATTTAATATGCGTTTTCAAAACTTGAATAATTTATGGTATTACCAGCACCTTTAAAAGGATAAGGTGATATTTTCTTTTGATTAAGGTTGATTCGTAACTTGAATCTGTTGTCGAAATTTGAACATTTTAGTGTTAGAATCAACCCTAACATTTAATATATCTAAATTAAGGTCAAAATCAGGAGTAAGACATTTATTTTCTACGTTATTAAAACCTTATTTGTCGTATAGAATGAATACAACCCTACATTAGATGCCCAATTTGCATTTAGGTCAAATGAACCACTAATAGCCATATATCCTACGAATACGGTAGGTATCCATCTATCATAAGTGTTGTAAGGTGGTGTATCATAAATATGAGTAGAAGCTAATGCTGTAGAGGCACTATTATAATTACCAACATTGTGAGGTTGAACAATGATGATTTTTGACCCTGGAAGCACAATTAATTTGTAGTATGTCCACTTTGTGGGAGCAACAATCGAGTAGTCTGATGTAGAGTTGGCGTTAACCGGTTCAAATATAATTCTGGTTGATGTTCCCAAGATTTTAGCACCGACACCTGTCGTTCTGAAAAACTGTTGACCCTCATTGCCCACGGTACCACGACCTCCGACTGTCACCGTCATATTCGACGAAGCCCCTTGAACGAATGGATCGTCAATTATCACATATGTCGAATATATATCGTTAAGGTAGTTTCTACCAGCAACTTCGACACTACCCACTCCTAAATGAAAGTATGGTCCAACCACAGCACCAAAATTTGTAGCTTCAGGAGTTATGGTATAAGCGTCTGGTTTTAGTTTTTTACTACCCGTTGTAAAAACTTCTATTTTATTATGATATGTTGTACCACAATATCCAGGCATAAAACTGACAAACGAAGTAAATAATAGTTTGCATGGGTTTCTGGTTGCAATGGTGTAGAAAACGATCTCGGCTACTTCATTGGTAGGAAACAACCTATAGTATGGATATTCAACTATCTTGAAAGATTTAGTTGTATTAATGGTTGTATAGTCTGGAACAAAAGCTATATATGTTGCTTGTTGAGACGAACCATTAACCCAAAGAGGATTATAAATACCGCCTGGGTATGACCACAACTCCCTATTGTCAACTCCTAAATCGGTATATCTTACATAACCTGTAAAATTACCATATGTTATGGTTGTTTCCCCAACACCTGTAACTTTAGGATATGTGATACCACCTGTGAACGATACTAATGATAAGGTTGTAGAATACGTGTCAAGAGTTGTTCCTATAATGGTTAGACCCGCGCCTAAAGTTAGATCCGTTGCTGCCGTAGACGAACTAGACGATCCTTTAAGTCGAGATGTACCACTTAAATTAGCCAATTTAGCGTTGGTGATAGAGTTGTTTTTGACCAATCCAATACCCGAGTTTGCCGCCGCTTGTGTCAAGTCTCCAGAAGGGTCAAATCTAATCACGCCGAATTGGGTATTTCCAGCTTTCGGTAAGGTAGTCGAGTCCACTGTCAAAGTAGTCCCCGTAAGGTTCAAACCAGACCCTAAACTAATGTCGCTTACCACACCACCACTGCTTGTTCCTTTCAAGGTTGAATTGGAACCAACGCTCAATTTTATATTTGTGACAGCTCCACTTGAGATAATGGGGGCTGAAGCCGAAGTTTCAACACCTCCTAAATCTCCGGCTAGCTGAACCTTACCTTTGACCAAAGTTGTCGCA